GTTCATAAAGCGGTTAGGAACGACAGACAAAGTACCAAAGTCAGACAAATACACATCGGCTGCGCCAATGATAGTTGTAGGAGCATTGGTAGGAGCCATGTAACGCTGTGCAGCAATACCAGCAAAGCCAGAAACTGTCTGCTTACCAGCAGGAGTAACCATCAAAACTTTAGGATTGCCACCTGCTGTGTAAACGCCTTTAACGGCAGTTTGCAACATTGACTCGATGAAAGTGCGGTTTGTGCCGTTTGTACGAGCAGTAGTACCACCAGAACCAGCAACACCAGAAGTGCCACCAGAATAGGTTGTGTTAATCCAAGCTTGCAGACCACCCAAAGCACGAGCAGTTGTAGAGTTGCCGTTTGTAGCAACTTGGTTGCTCAAGCAGGTCAATTCCATGTCACGCTTGATTTCAGCAGAAGCTTTAGCCAATTGGTAAGCTTTCTCAGAACGACGACCAGCTTTATCAACAGCGTTCAAGGTGTTGGAAATCTTGATTGTCTTCTGTGAAATTTGGCAACGATTGCCAACACGAGTAGTAGGAGACATAGTAGCGTCAGATGCTGTAGCACCCTCAACTGCCACATTCAAAGCAGCAGCAGCCAAGCTGTCTGTTTGCCACTCGTGATAAACAGCAGTAGCCTTTGTCTTGCCAACTGAAGACATGAAAGGTGTGTCTGTAGGGCTGATGTTATAGATAACGTCAGAAAGGTCTTCACGCTGACCAATAGCGGTATATGTTTGATATGTAGCCATTTTAAAACTCCAAAATTAAAAGAATCGTTCAAATGCTCTGGCTGCGTCAGTAACTTTTCCAGTTTCACGCAACTTTTGCATAACCTGTTTATCTTGCGATGAACGTGTAGGAGGCGCAGAAGTCCCAGAACGCATCATCTTAGGAGCAGCTTGAAGCTTCTTGTTTACTTCAGGCTTGCTCTTTTGAAGTTGCTCATACTTCATTGCCTTATACAAACTCACCACAGCACGAGAGTCATATACGGAACTGAGTTCTTGGTCAGTCCACCCAACAGACTTTGCATAATCACGGATTTGTTTCCGAATCGCATCACCCTGTGGCGTAGCCAACTCAGGAATCAGACCAACTAACTTCTCAGATTCTTGACGGAGATGGTTTTGCAAAGAGGCTTGTTGCTCGGCTTGTTGCTGTTGTGCAATGCGTTGCTGTTCTTGCCTTACTACTGCTAACTGCTTCTCACGCTGATTCTGTTCAGCTACCGCTACCGCATAACCGATAGGGTCTGTTTCCTTTAGAACATCTAAGTCCACACCCTTATTTTGCTGCGTAAGGAAGCTATCCAACGCTTGCAACTTCTGGGCATAAGCCAATCGCTCTTGTTTTACCTGCTCTAAATGCATACGTTCAGCTTCAACAGCCTTACGTTGTTCAGCTAGAGCCTGAGACTTTTTAGTGTAATCAACACCTTGCTGATAACCTTTAATAAGTTCTTCTTCATCAACTTCAATCTCCTCACCAGCAGCCTTAACTTTATATTTAGGCTTTGGTTGCTCGATTTCTTCTTCTTCAGAATACTCGGCATCAGCTTCATCAGATGCTTGTAGTTCTTCTGTTTGTTCCTCAGATTGGCCTTTTTCGGCTTCGTCAGAATCACCCATCAGACCCATAAACGCTGAAGCGGCTTGGTTTACATCTAGGCTTTCACTCCCTTGTGGGTTGGTGTTTTCCATTTGTCATCTCAAAAATCGCTAGACACCTTCTAGACGGAGGATAGGGTAAACCCTATAGAATCTTCCATTTCTTATCTCTAATCACAGTTTCCGAGGCCAAGCCTTCTAGGTGTGCTGTAATCAATTCGATAGACTTAATATGTCGATAGGCACTTTCACGCCTATCAGATTCTTCATCACTTGTGTTAATTATTACACTAATCTGTTCTTTTTTCAAATTATCTATTACTTCTTTGAAAAAGTCATCATTTAGTAAGTTCTTAGCCCATTGTGCGAGCAGGTGCTTGTCCATATTGGTTTTGTACTCCAGAAATAATGTCGTTGATACTCAGACTACTTGCAGGAGGCATACCTTGCTTGCTACCCAAGATACCCATCAAATCGTTGTAACTCAGGTTTGATGGCTGTGAGTATTGCACAGGTGCTGGCACTTTGCCATAGTTGGGGTCTAGGAACTTCTCCCATTGAGTACCAATCAACAGATTACGATTTCCAAAGTCAATTGGAGGCAATTGTGTGGCTGGCGCAACACTAGGTCTTGGAGGAGTTTTCCAGCTTTCTGGAACAGGAACTACATCAAAACCAGTTTTTGTTCCATCGTTTGACAAAGCAGAACCAGCACCAAGCAAGCCAGCAGCAGCCAAAGCCAACTGAGCAACCTTTATAGGGTCAGTTTCTTTTGTTGTTGTAGTTGCAGTAGATGCTGGAGTGGATACTAATGTAGATGGCAATGTCGCCAAAGTATCGCCAACTTTTGTTGGTGCTTGCGCTGTAATTGTTTGTGTAGGAACTGTAGAAGTTGTTGCAGCAGTAGTTGTAGGCAATGTAGCTGTAATAGCGTTAATTACCTCTTGTGTAGTTACTGGTCTGTTTCCAGTTACAACTTGTTCTGCAACAGTTTGAGCTTGAGTAGAAGTAAGCGCAGGAAGCGTTGCAGTAATTGCATTAACTACTTCTTGCACAGTAGCAGGTCTATTTCCAGTAACTTCTAAATTAGCCAAATTACTAGGATTTTTTACATTAGCAGCAATTTGACTATTAACCATATCAATTACTGATTGGTCAACATTTTGAGTGGCTTTAGGTGCAGCAACACTAACTGTTGGAGTAGTAGAAGCAATAGTTCCAATTACATTGCTTAATGATGGCGTAGTAGGAGCAGTTACAGAAACAGTGCCACTATCAGTAACTGGAGTGCTTACAGCTACTGGTGTTGCTACAGAACCACCTGCATTAGTAATAAAATCATCAATTTGAGCATTAGTTAAACCTGCTCGTTTTAAGTCATTGATAAAGTTAGTTTCTGTAGCATCTGCAATTTGCTCTGGAGTCATGTTGGTAAAATCAACAGGAACATCTCTTGAAGCAATATAGTTATTTAGTTCTTTACCTAAATATCCGGCACCACCACCAAGCAAAGCACCACGCAATACATCTTGTGTGCTTCCACCAGTTACAGCTTGTGTGCCACCACCGATTGCAGCACCTGTAGCACCAGACAAAGCAGAGCCTGTCAAACCTGTTGCACCACCAATCAAGTTAGAGATAAATGGCAAACCAACAGTAGATGCAGCCAAACCAATAACAGGGGCTGCTGCTCTTAACAATCCTTTGTCACCACCACCAGCAAAAGTACCAGAATCAATTACTTCACCAGTCTTAGGATTGTATGTTTCCCAATTAGCTGTGTTGTTTGGGTCAACTCGTGTTTCATAAACAACTTGAGGAACACCAGCAATTTGCTCTTCAATGTTATCGCCTTCGATTACAGTACCACGAGCAGTAGGAATCACATTAGATTTTTGTGCTTGTGCAATTACTGTTGGAGTGCTTGCTGGAACTTCATTTTTAAACTGAGATAAAGCATCAATAACAGATTGGTTATAGATTGCTGTACCTTCAGCATTGGTATGTAAAGCATCCACTAACAAATCTTTATTTTGCAGAATTTCGCCTTGAGTATTAACCAATGCTACGTTTGAATTAGCTTTTGCTACATCTTTGTAAATGGGGTCAACTTCAGGATTGAACTTGTTATCAATAACATCTTGAACAGATGTTGCATATGGCGAACCTGTCAAAACAACATTAACACCTTGGTCACCCAAAGTTTTAACAATCTGGTTTAGGTTGTCTTTAACAACTTCTTTATCTACGCCTTGGATAAAGTCAACACCACCTGCTTGCAAATAAACAGTAGCATTAGGGTCAAACTGACCACCACCTGCTAGGTATGTATTAAGTTGATTTAGTGTGTCAGAAGTAGTAGAGCCACCAACAGCATAGTTAGCTGTTTGTTGACCAGTAGCCTCAGTCAAAGCGTTTTGCAATGCTGTGTTAGTGCTGTTCCAACTAGCACCAGCCATTATGTTGCCACTTAGCAATCCACCAGATTTACCACCTGTTGCATTAGCTATATCCTCACCAGAGATGCCATACTGAGCCATTTGCGCCTGAGTAGTAGCAGCATCTGGATTCGTAGCCAAGAAGTCATTGATGTTCTTATAAACATCTGCCTCTGACAATCCATTTGCCAAAGCCCATTGCATTGCAGGTGAAAGTGCCATGATTAACCTTTAATCTCTACATTAGATGTAATGCCAGCACCAATCTTCATTGCTTTCAATTGGGCTTCTGCTTCAAACTCTTGTTGCTTCATTGCAAAGTAAGCTTGCTGTTTCTCACGCTCAAGCATTAACTTAGCACCTTCTTTTTCACGCATCATCTGCATCTCAAGGGCAGCCTTCTGTTGTGCCATCTCCATATCAATCTGTTGTTGCTGTTGCTTCAACTGAATGTCAGCTTGTGCTTTAGCTTGATTAGATTGAATCTCAGCTTGAGTTCTAGCCATCATTGCTTGAACTTCTGGAGGCATCTGTTGTTGCTGTGGAGGAGGATTGCTCAATGCTTGGTCTTGCTCTGGTGTAATTGGTTTGTAGAACTCAGCAGAGTCCTTAAAGCCAGCAATTTCAACCATGCGTCCCAAAGTAGAACGATATTGAGCAGGAGAAACATATGGATTGGCAGGGCCGTACTGAGCAATCAACTGCTCTTGTTTAGCCAGAACCATTGACAACATAGCCATCTGTTCTTGACGATTGCCAGCACCCAAACCTACGCTGATAGCAACATCGTATTGATTAGCCCATGTACGAGGGTCAAACTCTACGAATTCACCACGCATACGCACCAAACGAGGCTTGTCTTGGTATTTGCAGAGCAGATGCAAGATGCCTTGGAACAAAGACTTAACACCAGTCTCTGCAAAGATTCGAGCCATCAGTTCAATCTTACCTGCGCCAGCTTGTTGCATAGAAGCAACTGCTGCTGCTGTCACATTCTGCAAGATAGATGGGTCAAGACCTTGTGAGGCATCCGATACGCCAGTACGCTTTGCCTGAACGCCATCCAAGTATTGCAACATTGGGAAAGCTTGATTAGCTACGTTCTGGACTACAAGTTGCTGTACAGCGTTCGGAGATTTAGCACGAATAACACCACCAGCAGTAGATGTAAGCAAGTCATCAATGTTTACCTGCCCTTCAACGGCTACAACTCGTGCATTGTTTGTCAGATACAAGTTATCTAACATCTGACGAGTAATAGTTGTTTTGATTAACTGAATGTCTGTTGATCTGTCAGCAAGTGAGTTGCCAAAAAACTTGTGTGGGATTGGAATAGGGCAAATTGAGTGGAAAGGAACATAGTCTGTTTCCTCAATGATCTCTTTGCCTTTTTCGTCTTGCAGAATCTCATTTCCTGCATAGAAAACTTGGACAAGAGTGGAAATTCCTTTACCATCAATATCAGTTTTTACATAGCACTCAAAGACCTCAATCTCTTGCATTGATGGGTCATCAGTCTGGACTTGGTAAGGTTGCTCACCTGCTGAGAAACGAGCAACTCGCTCTGGTGTATATGCCAGAGCATCATCCATCTGCAAGCCTTCCACCTGCTCTTTGTTAAATCCCATAGCAATCAATGTGCTACGAGTCAACATCTGGCGATGAGCAACGAATGGGCTATCAGCAATAGTGCGAGCCTTCTTGCTAATCAAGAACTCCTCTGGAGGAACATTCTCAATTGTGACTTTGCCTGATTTCTTTTTCTTTTGGACTACGACATTGTGCGTAGCACCCATGACTGGCTGACCCATCTGGTTAATGACAGGCTGACCCATTGGGTCAAAGATTGGAAACTCTGTTGTGTCTTGCTCAAGAATTTCCATGCTTTCATCACTAAGCAACATTGCCAACTCGTCATTAGACAAGTCAAAGTAACGCTCTTTAGTAATGTCTTCTTTGTCTTCCCAGAAAGCCTTTACGATGCCGTTCTTCTGAAGCAAAGCATCTTTAAACCAGTCATGCAGAATGGCTACACCTTCATTGTCACGATGGAATACCCAATTACAGTAATCAGTAGCTTGCTTTGCTGAAGCTTCGTCTTTTGGGCCTTGAGGCTCAAACACTACAATCTGGTCTGAGCCTGTAAAGATTCGAACTAGGCTAGGAAGTGCGCCATCAATAGCTTCTGCTACTTCGCCAGTAACAATTTGAGACTTGCCTTCAACCTCATTGCCATATGGCTGACGGAGATACGCTTGTAAAGCATCTTTACGTTGCTCAACAGTTTCTGTCTCAATGTAGCCAATAGCATCATCAATCTCAGCTTGGAGAATTGACTTCAAGTCGTTCTGTTCCATTTTTGTCCTTTGGAGGCCGACCCATTCGGGGTTTTTCCAATTGTAATGCTTTTACCATATTTTCCAATAGTTCAATGCGGTTTTCAAGTTCTTTAACTTTTGGGTGTAAATTGATACCCTGACGTTCCATAAACATTAGACAATCCATTTCGGTGCTTGGTTAATAGGCTTAGACCAACTAGAACTACCTTCATCAAGTCCTAGTGCTAAGTAGCGGAATGAGTCCGAGCCATGCGATGACCAGTCATGCAATGGACGCTCATAGAAAATCTTACGCTTCTCATCGTAATCTCTGCGATAATTTCTCAGGCAATTCAGTCCTATTTGGACTTTTGGCACATTGAACCAGCATCTTGGTAACAATCGCCTTACAGCCTGAATACCATCGTCTAAACCCATTCTGGGAGCAATCTTTACCTCTAGTCCTGCTTCCTCAAGCATTTCTAGTCGGCTTTTACCTGTTCCAAGTTCTCTGACCCTTACGTCATGGGGAAGTATATGCTCTGCTTTCAGATAGTCATTGTCTCGAATCCACTTCACATAGTGGTCTAGTCCAACACCATGATTTTCGTAGTAGTCAATCAGACGAACCTCTGAGCCTACTAACTGAGCCACCCAGATGGATGTAGAGTCGCCCATACCCAAGTCCCAAGCAGTAAAAGTCCTGCTGAGTTCCTCTCTGGGAATCTCCTGCATATGGTTTTTGTCTTCCAATTCATTGAGAATCTGACCATAGTAAGAGCCTTCTACAGCAGCGTCAAAGCTACATTCGAACTCTTGTCGGTACTTGTCCTCACCCATCTCATTCTTGGCAGCTTTGAGTTCAGCATCATCTACTACCCCTGTTTCTGAGGCTTTGAACTCTAGCAATCCCCATCCATCCTCATTTACTGCTCTGTCTCGCAGTTCTTTGAAGTGGTTATGTCCCTTGGGTGTACCAATGAACAAGCACCAGCCTTTTCTATCGGCTAGAGCAGGTCTGACAATATCTGTCCAAATCTTAGGATTCTGGTCTCCAATCTCATCTAGGATAACTCCATCGAACCATTGACCACGCAAAGAATCTGGGTTATCAGAGCCGTAAAGTTGAATCCTTCTTGTCCCAAAGAAATCAACCCTCAATTCAGATATGTTACTTACAGCGTCTAACGGCTCTACATATTTAACCAAATAGTCCCACGCTACACGCTTTGCTTGACCATAAGTAGGCGCAATATAAGCATATCGAGCCATTTCATGCTGATTGTTTACAGCCTCTCTAATCAAGTGATTTAAAGCAGAAACTGTCTTTCCAAACCTTCGGTGTGCAACCACAACCCCAAAACGCTTGTTCTCAAGCATTTCATGGATTTTTAATTGATGAGGTCTTGGTGTGTAATCAATCTGGACTTCTACTTCTTCCATGTGACTACCATTTTCATAGGTTTATCACTATCACTTCCAACTTCAACAGCAGAAAGTCTTGGGTGAATATAAGGCGCAGCATCTTTGGCAACTCTTACAGCAGCTTCTTTGTCGCCACTTTGGTAGAAGTCAATCATTGATTCAATCATCACCTCTAATGGGGTTAAACCCATCTCAGCGCATTTTTCTGCAATTTCTCTAGTCTTAGTCGTAACGCTACCTACTTTGCGTCCTGCGCCAGCCCTAGCACCACCTCGAGATGATTTTGTTTGATTATTTTCAATTGTCATTTGTATGACCCCTTATGTATCTAGCAATTGCCTCAAATACTTCTGGATTGTCGCAATCTGACTTTAGCCTATTTGCTTTCCACGATATTACACGAACATTTCCTTTGATGTAACCTTTTGTATTAATAACTTTATCAAGTGTTGGAGTTGCGTCACTCTTATGACCATTACCTTTAGATGAAAGTTTTATACCAAGCACGCAACACTCGTCAGGTATAGCGCAATCATCAACATCAATATTAAATGGTAGATTTGCTCTTTTGGCTCTGTTCTTAGCCTCTATCCAGATTGTTCTTGCTGGATTTTTATAGTATCTGACCTTACGCCACTCAATCCATGTAGGCTCTTGGCTATAAGATTTCATGCAAGGCTTACAGTAGCTACCTCTGCCAGTAAGCGATGATTTATTTAAATAGAATTCAGACGGGTCTTTGTAAGACTTACATTTTGAACAATGATGTAACTCTATCCCATCTTTAACAACTACACGCTGTTGTCTTTCCATTCACATTCCTTTCGGTTTGTGAATATTTTATCATAATATTTTAAAAATATTACTTATTTCATTCGACCCATCTTACGAGCAGCTTCGCTAATAGCAATAGCAATGGCTTGCTTTGGATTCTTCACTACTTTGCCACCTTTGCCAGAGTGCAGTTCACCCTTACCAAATTCGTGCATGACAGTAGCCACTTTAGCTTTACCAACTTTGTTCATCTTAGGAGTTTTCATTTTTTGCCTTTCTGAGCATAAAACTTATAAGCCATGTCTTGCCAGCCGTTAGCTTTAGCTTTTGCTTCAGCTTCTTTCTTGGCTTTTTCAATCTCTTTAGGAGTGTAAACTTTTTGATTAGTCGTTCCCATTTTCTTCCTCCATCATGTCTGCGCCATTCTCATAACCTTCTTCTTCGGCTTCTGGTTGGCAACCTTTTTCCCATGCTCGGCAGGTACGCAAGTGATGGCAGATAAAGTCCCACTTGGAACACCAACCACGGCCACCACCATCGGCATCAAATCGGTCTTCAGGGATTGATTCCATCTTAGCCAACATATCAGGGCTATCGTTGAAATACTCGCAGTTAGCGCAGAGATTACGCTTTGCTTGCTCTGGAGCAATGCGCCATACCTTAGACAAAGTGCGCCAGTAGTCCATGTTTGGCTGATTGGTCTTGTCTGGGCCAAGATTCCAGTTCTCAATCAGGAAAGTGCGAGTTTTTGCATTTTCCTCTGCGGAAATCATGCCTTCACCCTCTTGTTGGGCAATTTCAATTGTGATAGCAGCCTGTGGTGCAAGTAGTCCAGACATGGTTGTCCTCATGGAGTTTTCTACATTTTCTCACAAAAAAAGAGGGAACTCAATCCCTCTAAGAAAACCAAATGGCAACTTGGTTAAGTTATTTTGCTCTATCCAAGAAGTTTTGCAAGTGTTTCGTTTAATACCGACATTTCGTCATGCTTATAAACTGACCAAATCCTAGCTTGACCATGAATTCCATTAAAACTACCCTGATGACAATCTTTACATAAAGGAATACATAAGTATTGGTGATGCTGTTTAATATGATGAGCATCCGATGGTGCAGACTGACCACAAACTCCACAAGGCATTTCTTTAATCCTTGCTAGGTGCAGTCTTTCACGCTTAGTAAAACTATTATTCAATCTCTACAACCTGCTTTCCATGTGAACGAATGTAGTCTTTTGTTTTCTGAATGTACTTCTCAAAGTCACTTCTTGGGATACTGGACTGTTGTAAATCAGCATATTCAATCAAGTCTCTGATAGCTTTTATGCCTTCACCATCTAATCCCATGCGCATGGTTTCTTGGTAACGCAAAGCAGCTTTGTGGAGACTATCTTGGGCTTTTTTACAAACTGGTAGAACTTCAGCACCAACTCCTGCTCTACCCATAGTCTCAGATAGGTTTAGTACATCAACTAGAGTTCGCCAGTCTTGGACTGTTCCTTGACCACGAGTAATAGCATCTAATGCTGAATATTCAAGAAGTCTGAGTTTGTCTAGTCTGTCCCTGTGAGTTATTGCTGCACCCACTATCGCATGAGTTATTGGATTGACCAGATTCCAAATCACTTTTCTCTTTGTTTTTTTCCGCATTGTCTTTTCCAAAGATGGCATCCCATCTGTTTGAATATTCTTCATTACTTACTTTGAATGGTCTTGGACTTGAGCCTTTACCCATTATTTTTTCTCCTTAGATTCAATAATAGATAGCAGAGCAATAGCCATTTGTGGAAGTAATCCAAAAAAAGCACCAATCAGCATCCAACCAATTGCTTCAACCATGCTTTCCTCCATCTATTCGGTTTTGTTTCAGATGTACGCCAGTAATCTTTTTTAGCCAACAAGATTGACACATCCATTTGTGACCAATATCAATGCCTCCTTCTGGCGGTTTATCTGTATCGCATTTAGTGCATAACTTGAACTTATTAGTTGAGAAAGTTGCACCTAAATCAATTTGAGGCATCATATGTTTCTCATGTCGTAGTCAACAGAACGAGCATGGTCAGCTTCATCCAAGATGTGCTTAGAAAGGCGCATACAGCCTTCAATCTCCATGTCTCTGAATTGCTCAGAAGTAAACACTCCAATAATGCTGACTTTTTCTAACAGAACATCAACAATGTTCTCGTCATAGATTCCTTCTTCATCTGTGTCATATTCCATAACAACAGTAACCACTACAGAACCTTCGCCAACAGTTGTGTCAAATTCGTATTTCATTTCTTAGTCCTTAAAAGTACCCTTGCGAATTGCTTGGGCTGAGTGCATTGTATCAACATTTTGTTGATTTTTACAAATATTTTTACTCTGTGGTT